CTCGATGAACCAGCAGGCCGAAATCGAAAACTGGGGCCAGCTCGTCGCGGCAGTCCACAAGTTGCAGGATAACTGATAATGGCCACCGCTATGACCGAGATTCTCGCCCCCACTCAGCCGGTTGATCTGCTGGCCAAGTTTGATCCCATCATCCAGACCCGCGAGCAACTGCTTGCCGCTGGGGTGGAGGATCCGTTCAATCTGGTGATGGAGCAGGTGCTCTCGCCGACGCGGGCAATCTGCAACGGTCGCGACACGATTTTGCTCGGCACTTACAACTACATGGGAATGACCTTCGATCCCGATGTCATTGCGGCCGGTCAGGCGGCGATGGAGGATTTCGGCGCGGGGACGACTGGCAGCCGGGTGCTCAACGGCACCTTCCGCGATCACCGCGATGTCGAAGCGGCGCTGCGCGAATTCTACGACATGGATCACGCCATGGTGTTCTCGACCGGCTATCAGGCGAACCTCGGGATCATCTCAACGCTCGCGGGCAAGGGCGATTACATCATCCTTGATATCGATAGCCATGCCTCGATCTATGATGGCTGCGCGATGGGCAATGCGGAGATCGTGCCGTTCCGCCACAATGACGTGGAAGCGCTGGAAAAGCGCCTCAAGCGCATCCCCGAAGGCGCGGGCAAGCTGGTGGTGCTCGAAGGCGTCTATTCGATGATGGGCGATGTTGCGCCGCTCAAGGAAATGGTGCGCATTTCCAAGGAACACGGCGCGATGGTGCTGGTCGACGAAGCGCATTCGATGGGCTTCATCGGCGCGAACGGTCGCGGCGTCGCCGAAGAGCAGGGCGTGCTCGATGATGTCGATTTCATTATCGGCACTTTCTCCAAGAGCGTCGGCACGGTGGGCGGCTTCTGCGTGTCGAACCACCCCAAGTTCGAAGTGCTGCGGCTGGTGTGCCGGCCTTACGTGTTCACCGCCGCCCTGCCGCCCTCGGTGATGGCATCTAGCGCGACCTCAATCCGCAAGCTGATGCACGGCGGCAACAAGCGCGCGCATCTGTGGGAGAACAGCCGCACCCTGCACAAGGGCCTGCGCGATCTCGGCTTCCAGCTCGGCACCGAAACCCCGCAAAGTGCGATTATCGCCGTGATCATGCCGGATCTCGAGAAGGGCGCGATGATGTGGGAGGCGCTCTTGAAAGAGGGCCTCTACGTCAACCTCGCTCGCCCCCCGGCAACGCCAGCGGGCATGACCCTGCTGCGCTGCTCGCTCTGCGCCGAGCATACGGCCGAACAGGTCACCACGATCCTCGGCATGTTCGAGCGCGCAGGCAAGGCGATCGGGATTATCTAAGCTCTTCTCGGCGAGGGGCTCCCGCGCTCAATTGATCGTCACAATCCCGTCGACGGCCCGCCATTCCTGCCGGCCGATCAGATGCTTGTGCGCCACCCGCACCGAGTGCAGCACCGCATCGATTTCGCGCTGCCAGAAGGCGAGGAACCGGTCGAGCTCCGGAAACTGCGGCGCGACATCATATTGCTGCATCACGAATTGCTGCAGCAGGCTGCGGTGATCGGGCAGGTAGTAGTGGATCTGCACTGTGGTCAGGCCATAGTCTGCCATCTGAGCCAGGAACGCGCGGTCTGTCATCACCTCTCCTCGTAAGCGTCATGAAGAAAAGCAGAGGCATGAAAAATCGCACGAATATGTTTGTCGTCAATAGGAAAATTGCAATTTTTTTACGCCTGGGGCGCACAGATATTCGGCACATATATCGCGTATAACCGATTTGGTTATTTTTGTTGACATCGTCACGCTATTTGGTTAGAAGAGAACAGCATCGACAAATAGCGATTCGCCAGCAGGCGGCCCTCCGGACCGGAGCGCCGCCTTTTTGTTGTCTGCGCTCGAGGAGTATCCGCCATGGCCAAACCGCCCGGCAAGCGCATCGCCATCCGCCCCAGCCTGAAAGACGGCGAAGACGGCCGCATCAACAATAATTGGCGGCGCCTGTTCCTCGATCACCTCGCCGAAAGCTCCAACGTCACCGCGTCTGCCGAAAAGGCCGGGATCAGCGTCAGCCGGGCCTACAAGGTGCGGCGCGAGGAAACCGAGTTTGCGCGGCAGTGGCTGGTGGCCCTCTCCGAAGGCTACCTGCACCTCGAAATGGATGTTGTCCGGCGGTTGCGTGACGGCGACGCCAAGACCGCGGACGACGGCAAGTTCGACTTTGCCAACGCCATTCGCCTGCTGGCCGCCCACCGCGACAATGCTGCGCGCGGCGCAAGCGCGGTGCGCGATGTCAGCGCCGCTGAAGTGCGCGCCTCGATCGACCGCAAGATCGTGGACATCCGTAAGCGTATCGCCCGCCAGAAGGCCGCTGCCGAAAGGCGCGACCAATGAGCGGCCCCTATGACGACATGATCGCGGACGAAACAGAAGATGGGGACAAGCTGCGCTATCAGGTCAGCGAGGCGCTCGATGAGACCGAACGCAACAGCTTTGACTATCTGTGGGAATACACTGCCCGCCACGAACAGCTCGCGCCGCCGGGCGGCTGGCGCATCTGGATGATCATGGCCGGGCGCGGCTTCGGCAAGACCCGCGCGGGCGCCGAATGGGTGCGGATGATCGCAGACAGCCACCCCGATGCGCGGATCGCGCTCGTCTCGTCTTCACTGGCCGAAGCGCGCGCGGTGATGGTCGAGGGCGAAAGCGGGTTGCTGGCAATTTGCCGCCCGGGGCACAAGCCGCTCTTTGAACCCTCGCTCCATCGCATCCGCTTTGCCAGCGGAGCGCAGGCGCAGCTGTTCTCCGCAGCCGAACCAGAAAGCCTGCGAGGCCCCCAGCATAGCCACGCCTGGTGCGACGAGATCGGCAAGTGGCCGCTGGCGCATGAACGCGCGACCCGCTGCTGGGACAATCTGCTGCTTGGCCTTCGGCTTGGCACTGATCCGCGCATCGCGGTCACCACCACCCCGCGCGCAGTGCCACTGGTGCAACGGCTGGTGGCGCAGCATCAGGCAGGCGACGGCGTTGTGATCACCAGGGGTTCGACCACGGACAATGAAGGCAACCTGCCCGCCCGTTTCCTCGACGCCATCGCCAGCGAATTCGGAGCGACCCAGCTCGCACGGCAGGAGATCGCGGGCGAGCTGCTCGAGGATATCGAGGGCGCGCTGTGGACCCGCACCATGCTGGAACGCGCCCGCGAGCATGGTGCAGTGCTCCCGCCTGCGCGAGTGGTCGTCGCAGTCGATCCACCCGCCGGCAAGGACGGTGACGAATGTGGGATCATCGTGGTCGCCCTTGGGGTGGACGGGATCGCGCGGGTGATGGCGGACTGCTCCACCACCGGGGCCGGGCCTGCGGTCTGGGCGAGGCAAGTGGCTGATGCCGCGCGCGAATGGGACGCTGACCGGGTCGTCGCCGAAGCCAATCAGGGCGGCGCGATGGTCGAAAGTGTACTGCGCGCCGCCGATCAGGCGTTGCCGATCAAGCTGGTCCACGCCAGCCGCGGCAAGGTCGCCCGGGCCGAACCTGTCGCCGCGCTCTATGCGGCCGGGCGCGTGCGTCATGTCGGCATGTTCGCGCGGCTGGAGGATCAGCTGTGCGGGCTGCTGGTGGGCGGCTCTTACGCAGGCCCCGGCCGCAGCCCCGACCGCGCTGATGCGCTGGTCTGGGGAACAACCGAATTGATGCTGGGGCGGGCGGGCCAGCCAACCGTCCGCCAGATGTGATCCACCTCCGAGAAACCCGAGGAATTTCCATGCCGCTGCTCGACAATCTCCTCTCCGCCTTCAAGGGCGGGGCGCCATCTCGTGCGTCTCTGGCACCGGCCATGCACCAGCGATGGTACCCAGCTTTTGAGGCCGGGCCGGCCCCGCGCAGCTACGAATATACCCGCGCGGTCGCCGAGGGCTTCCTTGCCAACCCCATTGCCCAGCGATCGGTGCGGCTGGTGGCCGAGGGTGTCGGGCAAGCCCCGCTGCTGTGCCCCGATCCGCGCCTCGCGGAACTGGTGACAGCCACCAGCGCCGGGCAATCACTCGTCGAAACGCTCGCCGCGCAGTTGCTGCTCCACGGCAATGGCTATGTCCAGATCCTCAAGGACGCGAGCGGCACGCCAGTCGAACTGTTCGCCTTGCGGCCAGAACGGGTGAAGGTGATGACCGGGCCGGACGGCTGGCCCTGCGCCTATGAATACACCGTCCAGAATCGCTCCAGCCGCATCCCCTGCGAGGACGAAGACGGCTGGCCCGGCATCATCGCCATCCGGGCGATGCACCCGCTTGACGATCACAATGGCGCAGGCGCGATGGAGGCGGCGTGGCAGGCGGTGCTGATCCACAATGCCGCCACCCATTGGAACCGCGCGCTGCTGGAAAACGCTGCGCGGCCATCGGGTGCGCTGGTCTATGAGACCGGCGACGGGGCGACGCTGGCGCATGAACAGTTCGAACGGCTGAAGCGCGAGCTCGACCTTGCGTTTTCAGGCGCGGCCAATGCGGGGCGGCCGATGCTGCTGGATGGCGGGCTGAAATGGCAGAACATGGCGCTTTCCCCCGCCGACATGGACTTTGCCACGTTGAAAAGCGCTGCGGCGCGCGACATCGCGCTCGCATTTGGCGTGCCGCCGATGCTGCTCGGCCTGCCGGGGGACAACTCCTATGCCAACTACCGCGAGGCCAACCGCGCGTTGTGGCGGCTGACGCTGCTGCCGCTGGCGGAGAAGCTGTTTGCCGCCCTGCGCCAGGGCCTCGCCCCATGGTTTCCGGATGCGGTGCTGGGGATCGATCTCGATCGCATCACCGCCCTGTCCGAAGACCGCGAGCGACTATGGTCGCAGGTCTCCGACGCCGATTTCCTGACCCGCGCCGAAAAGCGTCAGCTGCTCGGCCTGCCCCCTGAGGAGACTGCCCCATGAGCCACGAGGATGTACTGGCGAGCCTGATGGCCCAGGCGCGCGAGGAAGGGGCCGAGCTCGTCACTTTGCGCGCGATCATCGAGGAATCGAGCGCGCTCGCAACCGATCGCGCGCTCGAACGGCTCGGCCTCGCCGATGCCGGGGCCGAGGGCGATCTGATCGAGCTGCGCGAGCTGCTGCAAGCTTGGCGCGATGCCAAGACCAGCGCGTGGAAAGCGATGGTGGATTGGCTCGTCCGCGCAGGCCTCGCGCTGCTTTTGATCGGGATCGCGGTCCGGCTCGGCTTCTGGGACCGGCTATGAGCGCGCGCCCGGCGCTGCGGTTTGCAGGCTATGCCGCCCTGTTCGACATTGCCGATGCGGGGCGCGACACCATCCGCCGCGGGGCCTTTGCCAAGACGCTCGCTGCGCGCAATCACCCGCTGCCGCTCTACTGGCAGCATCGCCCCGATCAACCAATCGGCGTGATCGAACAGGTGGCCGAGGACGAACGCGGCTTGCGCGTGATCGCCCGGATCGACCGACCAGACAGCCGCGCTGCGGCGCTGCTGGCGGCTGGCAAGGTCAACGGCCTCAGCTTCGGCTTCCGCACCCGGGAAGCGCGCGCATCGTCCGGCGGGCGCGAGCTGCTGGAGGTTGATCTGTTCGAAGTCAGCCTCGTCACCCACCCCCTGCAACACGGTGCCCGTGTTCATCTGGTCACGTGAGCGCCGTGCCGCCGTCTTCAACCCTTCCCCGCCGGCCGCCAACTGGGGCGGCCTTTTTTCTGCCCAACCGAAAGGCCTCTGCCCCATGGAAAATATCCCCACGCCGATGACCCCCGCCACCGATCCGCTTGATGCCAGCTTCGACATTCTCGCCCGGCAGGATCAGGCCGAAGCCGATATCGCCGCCCTGCGCGGCGATGTCGACGAAGTGAAGTCCCGTCTCGACAAGGTCGCCCGCGCTGCCAGCCGTCCGGTAATCGGCGCGGGCGCTGCCAGCGACACCGCCGAGGTCAAAGGCTTCATCGATGGCTATCTGCGCCGCGGCCGCGAGACCGAGCTCAAGTCGATCAGCGGCGCGACCCCCGGCGAGGGCGGCTATGCCGTGCCGCGCCAGATCGACGTCATCATCGCCTCTGAACTGGCTAACATCAGCCCGATCCGCGCCATCGCGCAGGTGGTGCAGACCGGCACCGCAGGCTATCGCAAGCTGGTGGCCACCGGCGGCATTGCCTCGGGCTGGGTCAGCGAAACCGCCCCGCGCCCGGGGACCGGCACGCCGACTTTCGCCGAAATCGCCCCGCCGAGCGGCGATCTCTATGCCAATCCCGCCGCCAGCCAGGCGATGCTTGACGATGCGGCCTTCGACATCGAGACCTGGCTCGCCAGCGAGATCGCGATCGAATTTGCCCGCGCGGAAGGCGCTGCCTTTGTCAACGGCACAGGGCTGGGCCAGCCCGCAGGCTTCCTGACCGCTCCCACCGCCACCGCCGAGGATGGCACGCGCGCCTTTGGCACGGTGCAATACATCGGCACGGGCAGCGATACCGGGCTCGGCGCGGCTCCGGATGGCAATTTGATCGACCTCATCCATTCGCTGAAGTCAGGCCATCGGCAGGGCGCGGTGTTCGTGATGAATTCGGCCACTCTGGCGAACGTGCGCAAGCTCAAGACCGCCGATGGCGCGTTCCTGTGGCAGCCCGGCCTGGTCGAAGGCCAGCCTGACCGGCTGCTTGGCTATCCGGTGATCGAGGCTGAGGATATGCCCGATATCGCGGGCGGCGCGTTCCCGATCGCCTTTGGCAATTTCCGCCACGGCTATCTGATCGCCGAACAGAGCGCCACGCGGGTGCTGCGCGACCCGTTCACCAACAAGCCGTTCGTCCACTTCTATGCGACCAAGCGGATCGGCGGCAAGGTGCTGGATTCCAACGCGATCAAGCTGCTCAAGATCGAAGCCTAAGCCCCCCGCCGCCCTGGCTTCGCTGGCCCGGCAAGCGTGGTGACCCCTTCCACCCTTGCCGGCGCCTCGCGCTCGCATCGCCTCAGGCCAATCTCCCGTCTGACCGCGCGATGCGGGCGCACCTTCTTGTGATCCGATAAATGGAGAAACCGCAATGCAGCGGAAAATCGTGCAGCCCCCAGTGCCGGGAGAGCTTGCGCTGGCGGAGCTAAAGCACTGGCTCGGGATAAGCCGCCCCAATGATGATGCCGCGCTGGCAGGGCTGCTCGATACCAGTCTGACAATCTGCGAGGCCTTCACCGGCAAGGCGCCGCTGCGGCAGGTGGTCGAAGAGACCATTGGGCTGGCAAGCGGCTGGCAGGAGCTGACCGCGCGCCCGGTACGCGCAATCACGGCGGCCGCGCTGGTTGCGGGCGACGGCAGCCGCACGCCCTTCGCCGATCCGGCCGAGGCGCTGGATTGGCACATAGCGGGAAGTGGCTGTGTGCAGATCCGGCAGGCGTTCGAGGGCGCCGGGATCGCCATCCAACTTGAAGTCGGGATCGCTGACGCCTGGCCTGCGCTGCCCGCCCCCCTGCGTCAGGGCATTATCCGCCTTGCCGCGCACCATTACCGCGACCGTGATGGCAAGACGAACGGCGTGCCGCCCGCCAGCGTCACCGCGCTGTGGCGTCCATGGCGCAGCGTGAGGCTGGCATGATCCGCGCCGTCGTCGCCGCCGAGCGGTTGGTGCTGCACCTGCGGGCACGCGCTGATCGCATCGCTGCGGCGCGTGCCGACACCATGCAGCGCGAACGCAATAAGCAGGGCGCGCAATGGCGGTCGGCAGCGGCGCTCTGGCCCGACCTGTTCGGAGAAACCACCGATGGAAAATGACCTGCGCGCCGCGCTTATCACCTGGCTCCGGGCCGATCCGGCCCTCGCGGGGGTCAACGCGATCGAAGAAGAAGCCCCCCTTTCCGCCAGCCCGCCGTGGCTCGGGATCGCGGCAAGCGCCTCGGTTGATTGGGGAACCAAGGACCGGCCCGGGCGCGAAATACGCATCGCGCTCGAACTCGAAACCCGCACCGACCAGACCGCAGCCGATGCGCCGCTTCTGACGGCGATCGAGCGCCGGGTGCTTGATCTGCCACCGTTCCACCCCGGTTTCGAGCTCGCCTCGATCCGCTTCCTGCGCGCCCGCAGCGAAGCCCGCGCCGACAACGTCCGCGCGGCCCTGCTCGAATTCCGCTTCCGCCTTTTTGAACCAGTCACGGAGTAAGCCCCATGCCCGCACAATCCGGCGCCGCCTTCCTGCTCAAGATCACTGACGGGGCCACTCCGCCCGCCTATCAAACCGTCGCTGGCCTGCGCACCACGCAGATGTCGATCAATGGCGATACCGTGGTGGTGACTCACAAGGAATCGGGAGGCTGGCGCGATCTGCTTTCCGGCGCTGGCACTCGCTCGGTCTCGGTCAGCGCGGCCGGGATCTTCATCGGCAGCGCGGCTGAGAACGCCGTGCGCGCCCACGCACTCGCCGGCACCCTTGAAGATTACGAGCTGTCGTTCGAGGACGGGGCCAAACTGCGCGGGCGCTTCCTGGTGCAGCGGCTCGATTATGCCGGCGATTTCAACGGCGAGCGCAGTTACACGATGCAGCTGGAAAGCTCCGGCCCGGTCGTCCCGGCATGAGCCTTCCCGCCAATCCGCTGCGCGGCGAGTGCGCCCTGACGATCAGAGGCGTGCCCTATGTGTTGCGCCCCAGTTTCGAACATCTGGTGCTGGCCGAGGCCGAACTCGGCTCGCTCTTCGCACTGGTCGAACGTGCGGCGGCGGGCGCATTGACGCTGGCCGAGATGACCGCGCTGCTGTGGCACTGCCTGCCCGCCGAGACCCGGCCTGAACGCGCTGCCGTGGGCGAAGCGTTGCTGGCGATGGGGCTGGTGGCGGCAACCCAGCCCGTGCGCACAGTGCTTGCGCAGGTGCTGCAGGGTCAGGTCGCTCAGAGCGCAGCGTGAGCGCCACCTTCGCCGATGCCGCGACCCGCTGGTGTCCACTGGCCGCCCGGCTGCTCGGATGGCGACCAGCGGAATTCTGGAGCGCGACGCCCGCCGAACTGCGGATGGCGCTGACCACTCCCGCCGACCTTGCCTGCCCTAGCCCGCCTACCCGCGATCTGATCGCCCGCATGATGGAGCGCGACGCCGATGAATGATGGCTTTGAAGAACTGGTGATCGATGTGCGTGCCCGCACTGATGGGTTTGCGAGTGATCTCGAAACCATGCGCCGTTCGCTCGATAGCTCGCTGCTCGATGGCTTCGGGCGGGCGGGCAATGTGCTGGAGAACGGATTGGTCTCGGCCGTTCGGCGCGGGAGTCTGGGGTTCGATGATCTCAAACGGGTCGCTTTCAATGCGCTCAACGAGATCGCCGCCCATGCGCTGCAATCGGGCCTCAACAACCTCTTCGGCGGCGGCGGAGGAGGGATCGGTGGCGGTAGTAGTGGCGGCGGGCTCGGCGGGCTTTTGGGCCAAACGCTCGGCGCGTTGTTCGGCCTGCCGGGGCGGGCGACCGGCGGGCCTGTCTCGCCCGGACGCGCGTTTCTGGTCGGCGAACGCGGGCCAGAAGTGTTCGTGCCAACCTCTGCAGGCCGGATCGAAACCAGCATCGGTCCGGGGCAAGAGGTGAAAGTCGCCATCCAGCTAGCCGTGCCGCGCGGGATGGCCGCCCCCACCGCCATGCAACGCTCCTCGCGCCAAGTGGCGAGCGCCGTTCGCCGCACCCTGCAACAGCTCTGATCGGAAACCTATCATGGCATTCTGGCTCGCCCGCGATCGCCGCGGGCAGGAAAGCAGCTTCATCCAGCGCTTCGATCCGCGCTTCTGGACCGTGAACTTTCCCCGGCCTGCGATGGCCTCGGTCATCACCACCGGGCCCAATTCGCTGCGGGTCGATGTTGAACTGCATAATGCGGGCGAGCTGGTGGGCCTGATCTGGGAGAGTGCCGACACGCTCGATCACCCGCTGCTCGCCTATGCTACCGACCGCGATTATTCGCACACCACGCTCAGTTTCCGCTGGCAATCGGAAGGGGTGATCCCGCTCGATCTGGTGCACGGCCCGACCCTGACGATTGAGGGCCGCGACGCGGCAGGCGCGCCGCGCACCTGGTACGTGCGCCTATGGAACTATGCGCAAGGCTCGCCCACCGACGCGCTGATCACGCTGCCGTTCTCGACGGTCGAGAGCGGCTATGGCCTTCCGGGCGAGCCGATCTATCCGGGTGATATCGACCGGATGTTCATCTCGCTGGTCGCGCCGGGACATATTCCAGGGAGCACTGCGCCGTTGCCCGCACGGGTCAGTGGATCGGTGATTGTATCCGATGTCCGCGCCGATGGGGCGCGCGCCATGCTTGAACTGGGCGATGTGCTGCTGCCGCCGCACGGGGAGCGCATCGCCACCGCCTATGACGATTCCTATAACCAGACCCCGGCCCGTCTGCTGCGGGTGATCAACGGGCTCGGGTACCGCGAGGACATCGTCCACTATGTCGGGATGAGCCACTTCATGCGGCTCACGCCAACGGCGCCGGATGGCGCGCTCAAGGTCGAGACACCGGGCGCGCTCTGCTCTCCGGCCACCATCTGGCACCAAAGCTATTTTGAACTTGCGCGCGCCAATTCTCTTCAGGTGATAGCGTCACTATCTTACGAACTCTTCGATGCCTATTGCCCCGAGGAATGGAAGCAGCGCACCCTCAGCGGTGCGCCCGCGCTAACGGGCTGGGTCCCGCCGTCGACCCTGCTCTCGCCTGCCAATCCGCAAGCGATGGGATGGGTCGCCGATGCGGCGCGCGCTTTCGTTACGTTACAGAAGCAAGCAGGCCTCCCTGTCCGCTTCCAGATTGGTGAACCGTGGTGGTGGGTTACCCCAGCGGGCGAGATTTGCCTTTACGACGATGCGGCGAAGGCGGCGTTGGGTGGCGATCCGCCCGAGATTGTTGACGCCACCGTCCCCCTAAGCGCGGAACAGATCGCGCTGCTTGATGCCGCAGGCGCGCTGCTGGCCCAATCGACCGCTGACCTGACCGCAGCGGTGCGGGCCGCGGCGGGGGGACTGTCACAGGTGCTGCTCCTCGCCTTCACCCCGACCATTCTCGATCCCGTCAGGCCCGAACTCTACCGCGCCAACCTGCCGATTGGCTGGGCCTATCCCGCGTTCGACCGGTTGCAGCTGGAAGATTATGATTGGCTGACCAGCGGTGCCGATGCGGTGCGGCGCAGCGCCTATGATCTGTTCGACGCCCGGCTCGGCTACTCCCGCGAGGATCAGGATTACTTCGCCGGTTTCGTGCTCAATGCCGCCGACGCCGAAGCGCTGTGGTTGCGGATCGACCGCGGGCTCGACGAAGCGGCGGAGCGCGGCATTGCCCGCCGGTATGTCTGGGCGCTGCCGCAGGTCAATCGCGATGGCTACACCCGCCTCGCGCCCCTGACGGACCAGACATCGGCTTCGTTTGACGATGTGCTGTATCCTTTCGCCCTGGGACGGAATACCTCGGTCGCGCCGGAATTCTCGACCTCTATGGCGGTGACGGCATCGGGACACGAGCGGCGCAATGCCCTGTGGTCGGACGCACGGCTGCATTTCGATGTAGGCGCGGGGATCCGCTCGGAAGCCGAATTATCCCAGCTGATCGCCTTTTTCCGTGCACGGCGCGGGCCGGCGCGCGGGTTTCGGATCATGGACCCCTTCGATCACAGCTCCAACGGGATGACCGGAACACCCACCATGCTCGACCAATTGCTTGGGCTCGGCGATGGGCTGCGCGCCGATTTCCTGCTCATCAAGTCCTATGGCACGCCGGTTCCGCAGGTCCGCCCGATCACCCGCGCGCGCGCAGAAACGCTGTTGGTGAGCGTTGGCGGGGTGCTCAGCAGCACGTGGTCGCTCCGCCCGAAGGGCCTGATCCAGTTCATAACAGCGCCGCCGCCGGGGGCCGAAGTGCGGGCGGGCTTCCTGTTCGATGTGCCGGTCCGCTTTGCGGAGGACCGGTTGGATATCTCGGCGGTCAATTTTGCTGCGGGCGAGGCCCCCTCGATCCCGCTGATCGAACTGCGTGAGAGCGCGTGATGCGGGTTTTCTTTGACCGCGAGCTCGATACCGTCGCGACCTTCTGGCGCATTTATCGGCGCGATGGGGTCGCGCTCGCCTTCACCAGCCATGACCGCGATCTGACCTTCGGCGGCATGACCCATCTGGCCGCGCCCGGCATGGTCCCGGCCGCGATCCGCCTCACCGCCGAACTCAGCAACGACAATGCAGAGGCACAAGGCGCGCTAAGCCATGATTCGATCCGCGCAGGTGACCTTGCGGCAGGCCTGTTCGATGACGCCGCCGTCGAAATCGGCGCGGTCGATTGGCTCACCTGCGATCACCACACGCTTTATTCCGGCCACATTGGGCGGATCGAGGATGACAGCACGCAGTTTGCCGCCGAGTTGCGCTCAGCCAAGAGCCTGCTGGAGCAGGATCTCGTCCCGCGCACCAGCCCGACATGCCGCGCCGAATTCTGCGGGCGCGGCTGCGGCCTGTCTCCGGTTGGGTTCACGACGGTTCAGCCTCTCGCGGGGATTGATTTCGAGAACAACCGCGTCTGCTTCATCAACATTGGTGGCGAGGCCTTTATCGATGGGCGGGTGCGGTTCATGGCCGGGCCCCAGACCGGCATCAGCTTGGGGATCATTGATTTCGAGGATGACTGGCTGGTGTTGGACCGGCCGCTGGTGAAAGGCACAGCGCTCGGCACCCGGACCGAACTGCGTGAAGGCTGCGACCACACCATCGCAACCTGCACCGATCGCTTTGACAATGCGCTCAACTTCAGGGGCGAGCCGTTCTTGCCCGGGAATGATCTGCTGGCACGACATGGGTAGTCATGACCCGGCTGGCGTGCACCCGCTAGTGGATGCAGTGTCAGATCTAATCGGCACTCCCTTCCGACTGCACGGGCGCGATCCCTCCAGCGGGCTTGATTGCGTGGGACTGGTGTGTGCCGCGCTGACGGCGACGGGCGCGAAGCCGATTGCCCCGCGCGGCTACAGCCTGCGCAATCTGGCGGTGGATCAGTGGCTGCACATGGCAGAGCAATCGGGCCTCGTGAAGTCGCCCGGGCTGATCCGGACGGGCGACGTGCTGCTGATCGCGCTCGGCGCGAGCCAGCATCATCTGGCGATTGCTGAGGACGCCGACAGCATTATTCACGCCCATGCCGGACTGCGGAAGGTGGTGCGCCAAAGGCGTGACCCCCATTGGCGCATCGCTGCAAAGTGGCGCGCGGCAACCGAGTTGGAAGGCTAGAATTATGGCGACATTAGTGCTCACCGCGCTTGGAACAGCTGTCGGGGGGCCGATTGGCGGTTTGGTTGGCGGTTTGATCGGCCAGCAGGCGGACACCCTCGTCTTTGGTGACGGCAAGGCGCGGCAGGGCCCACGTTTGCGCGAGCTGGCGTTCAGCACGTCCAGCTATGGCCAACCGATCCCGCGCCAGTTCGGGCGGATGCGGGTGCCCGGAACCGTGATCTGGTCGACAGACCTCGTTGAAAGCACGACCAGGCAAGGCGGGAGCAAGGGCCAACCTTCGACCATCACCTATTCTTACACCGCGTGCTTCGCCGTTGCCTTGTCGAGTACGCCAATCGTGAGGGTGGGCCGGATCTGGGCTGATGGCAATCTCCTGCGCGGCGCACTTGATGATCTGAAGGTGGGAGGCACGATGCGGCTTTACTGTGGGCACGGCGATGATCCCGTTGATCCGTTGATCGCCGCCGCCAAGGGCGCCCGCGCGACCGCTTTTCGCGACAGCGCTTACGTGGTGTTTGAAGACCTTGAGCTCGGCGACTTTGGCAATCGCATCCCGGCGCTGAGCTTCGAGATCTTTGCCGAAGGCGGGGAGGATGTCGTCTGTCTGGAGCAGCTGGTGCCCGAGGCCGCGCTGCTTGCCAGCCCGGCGCTGCTGCCGGGGGCGCGCGGCTTTGCCGATGAGGGCGGCCCCTTGGCGGGCAGCCTTGCCGCGATTGATCAGGTCATCCCGCTCGTCTGCACATCGGGTAGCGAGGGGCTTGTGATCGCGCCCCGCGGCGCGCCTGCAGCGGCGTCGATGACTTTGCCCGAGCAGCTATCCATGCGGGATGGCGCATCGGACAATGCCCGTCACAAAGCCCGCGCGGGTGTTCCGGTGCGCGCCGCAGCAGCGCTGCGCTACTACGATGAAGATCGCGACTATCAGCCCGGCGTCCAACGCGCGGTCGGCACACGGGGATCGGGCCGAGAGCTGATGATTGATCTGCCCGCCACCATGACAGCCAGCGGTGCCCGGCAATTGGCCAACGACAGCACCGTTCGCGCGCGTTGGCAACACGAAACCGTGACCTGGCGTATGGGCGAGCTCGATCCGCGCATCACGCCCGGAGTGATCGTACGCATTCCCGATACGCCAGGCCATTGGCTGGTGCGCAGTTGGGAATGGCTCGACCGCGGGATCGAACTCGAACTGGAGAGACTTGCCCCTGGGGCCATCACACTGCGCAGCAGCGATCCGGGCGACAATCTTGCCCCGGTCGACCTCGTCATCCCATCAACTCGCCTCGCCGCGTTTGAGGTGCCGGCTGAGGGCGGGTCCAATCCCAACCAGCCGATAATGTTTGCAGCGACCTCTGCGGAGAACAGCGCATGGCGCGGGGCTACACTGTTCGTGGTGCAAGGGACGGGACTAAGCGAACTGGGGACCACCGGCTCGCAACGCGCCGTTATCGGAGCGCTTGTTGAACCTCTCGCGCCGTCGAAGGCGCAGCTGTTCGAACCGCGGAGCGATGTTGTCATCGAATTGGTCGCAGATGACTTGGCCTTTGTCGACACCGACGGGGCCGGTCTTGCCGCCGGAGCCAATCGGATCCTGATCGGCAGCGAAGTCATCCAGTTTGCCGAAGCAACGCCGCTTGGTGGCAGGCAATGGCGCTTGTCAGGCTTGCTGCGCGGGCGCGGCGGCACAGAGGACACGGCAGCCGAGGGGCATCCCGCGCAAACGCTGGCAGTCCTGCTTGATGATCGGCTGACGCTGCTGGATCATCAATTGGTGCCGCCGCTCGCCAGCACCCAGATAGCGGCGCTTGGCACAGGCGACTCCGATCCAGTGCTTGCTCCGCTCGCCAATCCTGGCCTGTCGCGCCGCCCGCCTTGCCCGGTGCATTCGCGGATCAAGGTCGAAACAGATCAGGCGCGGACGTTCAGCTGGACACGGCGGGGGCGGGGCCAGTGGCGCTGGGGCGATTCGGTGGAGGTGCCGTTGGTTGAGGAGCGCGAGCTCTATGTGGTTGGTTATGGGCCGCCAGAAGCGCCGCATGTCGCCTGGTCTCGCGGCGAGCCTTGGATCAGGCTGACCGACAATGAGCTTTCCGGGATCACAGCAACCCATGGGCCCGGAACTTTGTGGGTCCGGCAGATCGGCACCTTCGATCAATCCCGAGCCCTCCTGCTCGCCAACTTATCCTGACGCAAGGGAGCCGATGCATGTCTGAACCTTTCATCTTTTCGTCGACAACGCCGACGGCCAGATTGCCTTTGCTGGTCCCCGGGCAAGCACAGAAGGAATTCTTCCTCAATCAGGCGCTTAGCATTCTGGACGCGCTTTGCCCGCAGGCCGTGGTGGCATCTCAGGGCGCACCGCCTGCAGCTATCGCCGACAGCGCCTGCTTTCGGGTCACGTCACCAGCAAGTGAGGGCTGGGCAGGGAACGAGGATCATCTGGCAATTGGGATCGGCGGTGACTGGCACTTCGTGGCCCCGCGCGAAGGGATGCAGGTGTTCGATGCCGATGCGGGACATTGGCTGGTGTTTCGATCGGGATGGAGAGCCGCAGTGGCACCGGTGATCGCAGAAGGCGGCTCCCTTATCGACACAGAGGCCAGAGCTGCGTTAGCTCAACTGATCGAGGCCCTGCATCATCTGGGCATCCTTGCCACGCCCACGGTCTGAAGTAATCGCAGTCACCTCTTGGCCCCTGTTGAGGATGTTTGCATTTTTGTCACACGCTTGTGGCCGAGGCATTCGTGCAACACGTCGGAAGCATTGACCGCTTGCCTCTTGCAAGGGGAAAAGATAGAGACCGCCGGTGCCTCAAGTCTACAAAAAGGGGAATTTTAGTATGCGCAATTTTGTCATTGGCATGGCCATGGCTTCGACCGCGCTGACCTCACCTGCACTGGCCCGTGAGGACCAGTGGTATATTCAGGGTGAAGGCGGCGTGATGCTCGTCGAAGATCAAGACCTCGATGTGAACGGTACGCCCGATAACGCGACCGCCGATTATGATCGTGGTTATGACTTCGGTGCCCTCGTCGGCTACGATTTCGGTGCTTTCCGTATGGAAGCCGAAGCAAGCTACCGCGCTGCGGATCTTGAGCGCGTGGGCGCTGGCTCGCAGGGCCTTGCGCTCAATGCAGCCGGAACCGGCTTCACCACCTTTAATGGTCAGCGTGACGCGAACGGCGAAGTCAACGCACTGAGCTTCATGCTGAACGGTCTCTTCGACTTCGGCGACGATGACGGCCTGCAGGCCTTCGCCGGTGGTGGTATCGGTGTCGCCCGGGTCGATATGGACGGTGCGGTCAATGCCAATGGCCCGGGCGTTTGGAGCGATTCTGACACTGGTCTGGCTTGGCAGCTTCTCGCCGGGATCCGTGCACCGCTGAGCGACTCGTGGGATATTGGCCTTAAGTATCGCTACTTCCGCGTGCCGGATATCAGCTTGGTTGATCCGCTGGGCCGCACGCTTGATACTTCGCTGACCACCCATTCGCTGCTCGGCACTATCACCTACAACTTCGGTGGTGCGCCGGAGCCGGTCGTGGCTCCGCCGCCACCGCCGCCGCCGCCCCCGCCTCCGCCGCCTCCGCCGCCGCCGCCGCCGCCGCCGCCGAAGGCTCCGTGCAACACGGGCCCCTACATCGTGTTCTTCGACTTCGATAAGTCGGACATCACGCCGGAAGCAGCGACCATCCTCAACAATGCGGTCACCGCTTACGCGAACTGTGGCACCGCCAGCGTCATGCTTGCAGGTCACACCGACCGTTCGGGTACGCCGAAGTACAACCTCGGCCTCGCCGAGCGTCGTAACGCTTCGGTCCGCACCTACCTGACCGGCCGCGGCATCCCCGCTGCGCGCATCACTGGCGAAGCCTTCGGTGAAGCCCAGCCGCGCGTGCCGACCGCCGACGGTGTGCGTGAAGCGCAGAACCGCCGCGTGGAAGTGACCTACGGTCCGGGTTCGGGCATGTAAGTTACCGTCCTGACGGAACAATCGAGGGGCCGGAGCAATCCGGCCCCTTTTTTGTTGTGCGGGCGTTTCTTGCACCCCGAGTGGGTAAGCACCATCCAATGGACTGGGTCACTGCGTGCCCGACAAGCCTCTCGCGTTGCGGGGGAGCAGCCGGGCTCAGATCGGAAATTCCGCTGCGCGCCACGAGACCGTAGGAGGCAGTGCGATTTAGGATCAACGGCACGGCGCAGAGCAAGATTGGCCCCTCAATCGCCATGCGAGGAACGCCACCGTGCCAGACAGAATCCGCCTATGGCTTTGCCCGAAGCACTAGGCCTTCATTGCGGCTTCAGCTCGCTCCGCAATCGTCGCCTCAGCCTTGGGCAGTGTGCGGTAGGCATAAACAAGCAATGCCAGCGAAATCGGCGCGACGCCAATCAACGACAGCACCCCGACCCGCAAGCTCCCGCTCAGATCGGAGATCGCGCCGACCATGAACGGGCCGAGCCCCAGCCCGACGAGCGTGGTCGCCAAGAAGAACGAAGCCGTGGCTGTCCCCCGCATACGCGGCAGGACGAGATCCTGCGTCGTCGCCGCAGCAGCACCGAGCGCGGTTGCCGCGAACATCCCGGCGAGGAAATTCATGACATAGAAGATCACTGCGTTTGGCGTCGTGAACCCGATCCAGATCGGCACCACTGGCGCGACAATCCCGAACATCACCACCAGTATCCGCCCCGAGGGATTGCGCGCCCGCAGCCAGTCGGACATGCGGCCGCCGAGGATCACACCAAGAAAGCCCGAGCTCGCCCCGCAGCCGCCGAGCACAAAAGCGAGCTCCGCCTTCGGCAGCCCCAGCACCGTCTCGCCATAGGCCGCGGACCAGAAGGCAAGCGCATAGGCCCCCAGCGAAACAAGCCCATAACCCAGCGCCGTACAAATAAAGGCGGGCGTCCCCCAGATCAGCTGGAAGGTCGCTGGATCGTGGCGGCGCAGGGTCGTGGCCCACGAGAATACCGCATAATAGCCAAACGAAATGGCGGTCCATTGCTGCGGGTTTTTGGTCAGTGCAATCATCGCCAGGGCAAAGACGATCATCGCGACCGCCATGGCGAGGTTTACCAGCACCGCCTTGGTCCCTCGACGCGCCGCATGGTACAAGGTGAACGGCGGTAGCAGCGTCGAGAGGTCGATGAAGAAATCGGCCAGCGGGTGCCGCTCCCCGCTCGCCGCATCAGGCGCGCGGGGGGGTTCGCGCAGCGATGCCACCCACAGCGCCAGAAGCACCCCAGGAATCCCCACCGCCATAAAGGCCGCCTGCCAGCCGACCAGCCCGCCTATCCCGCCGCCGGGATAGGCCACATCCCACACCTGCGAGATCTTCGCCCCGATCAGCAGCGACACCCCGCCCCCAAGGTACAGTCCCGAAGAATAGATCGCGAGCGCCGTCCCGCGTTGGCGGGCGGGGAAATAATCCGAAATCAGCGAATAGGCGGTCGGGCTGGCAGTGGCCTCGCCCACGCCCACGCCCATCCGGGCCAGTGACAGGGTGAGGAAATTGCGCGCGAACCCTGAAAGCGCTGTCATTGTCGACCACAGCACCAGGCCGATGGTGAGCAGCCGCACCCGGTGCCAGCGATCCGCCAGCCGTCCAAGCGGCACACCGAACAAGGCATAGAACACCGCAAAGGCCGCACCGCCCAGAAACCCGAGCTCGCCATCGGTCAGCCCCAAGTCGCGCTTGATATCGACCGCGAGGATCGCAAGAATCTGCCGGTCGATGAAGTTGAGGATGTAGACCACAACCAGCACCCCGAGCACATACCAGCTATAGGCCGACGCGGCCTCTTCGCTGCGGTCTTGTGCCGCCGTGGTATTCTCGCTCAATGGTGATCCCCTCTCCAGGATGCTCTGACAATGGGCCCGCCCTCAGGGTCGGTCAGCTGTGATAGCGTGTGCTATCGACAATCCCCGCCTCGGCAAAACCCTTTTTCCTGAGACGGCACGAATCGCACAACCCGCAGGCGAGCCCGTCGGGCGTCGGGTCGTAGCATGACCAGCTCCACGCAGGATCGAGGCCCAAGCGCGCGCATTCGCTGGCGATGTCAGCCTTGGTCATGTGCTGGAGCGGGGCGTGGATAGTAAAGGGCGCTCCCTCTACCCCCGCCTTGGTGCCCAGCCGCGCGGTCTCAGCAAAGCTAGCGATGAATTCAGGGCGGCAATCGGGATAGCCTGAATAGTCGAGCGCATTGACGCCGATGAACACGTCACGCGCCCCCGCCGCCTCGGCGCAGGCCGTCGTAAGGGCAAGGAATACCAGATTGCGC